GTATAATAATTAGTTCACATAGGAGATTTTATGTCATCACGTACATTCAATAACGAAGCAAAACTCAAGTTGACACAGTTGATCAATGAAGGTCTTGCTGTTACTCATGAAATTGAAACCCTTCAGGGTGGATTGACCGATACTATCAAGGCTGTCGCAGAAGAATTGGAAATCAAGCCTTCAGTATTGAAGAAGGCAATCAAGGTCGCACACAAGAGCCGTCTTGGTGAGACTAATAAAGAAAACGAAGAACTCAACACTATCTTGGAGACTGTTGGTAAGACTCTGTAATGAGCTACGTTGACGCAATACACGATAGAGATAAAGACAGGATATTTGTTGTAGAGCGCCAGCCTGACGGCAAGCGTACATACAACGAATTTCCTGCCAACTATACTTTCTACTATACTGACCCTAAGGGTAAGTATCGCAGCATTTATAATGAACCACTCACACGTTTCAGCACACGCAAACGTAGTGAGTTTGAGAAAGAAAAACGAATCCACAGCAATAAGAAATTGTATGAATCGGATATCAATGTGGTATTCCGTTGTTTAAGTGAAAACTACTTGAACTGTGAGCCTCCAAAACTCCATACAGTATTCTTTGACATTGAGGTAGATTTCGATCCGGAAAAGGGATTTAGCCCCACTAATGATCCATTCAATCCGGTGACGGCTATCTCAATGTACTTGGATTGGCAAGATACACTTGTCACACTTGCTATCCCGCCCAAGCACATGAGTGATGAGACTGCTCATGACCTAACTAAAGACTTTCCAAACACAATACTGTTTCGTAGCGAGATTGAAATGTTTGAGACATTCTTTGAGTTGATCAAAGACGCAGACATACTCACTGGCTGGAACTCAGAAGGGTACGATATTCCATATATGGTCAATCGTGTCACAAGAGTGATGAGCAAAGACGATACACGCAAGTTCTGTTTGCTTGGTCAAGTGCCTAAGCCACGTGAGTATGAACGTTTCGGTAAAACTGAAACGACATATGATCTTGTTGGTCGTGTACACATGGACTATCTACAGTTGTATAAGAAGTACAACTACGAGAGCCGTCACAGTTATAGCCTTGATGCTATCGGTGAGATGGAAGTTGGTGAGCGTAAAACACAATATGAAGGTACATTGGATCAATTGTACAACAAAGACTTCAAAACGTTCTTGGAGTACAACAGACAAGATACGATGTTGCTTGTGAAGATTCACAACAAACTAAAGTTTCTTGATCTTGCTAACGCACTGGCGCATGAGAATACTGTATTGTTGCCAACTGTCATGGGTTCTGTGGCTATGATTGAAATGGCTGTCATGAACGAAGCACATGAGCGCGGCATGATGGTTCCTGATAAGAAAAAGAATAGCAGCGATGGTGAGATGGCCGCTGCAGGTGCGTATGTCGCAGTGCCAAAGAAGGGCATACATGAATGGGTAGGCGCAGTTGACATCAACAGTCTGTATCCTAGTGCGATTCGCACACTCAACATGGCGCCAGAGACTATCGTAGCGCAGGTTCGTCAAACATTGACTGAGCAACATTTGATGGATAAGGCACGTAAACTTGCTAGCGAGAAGGCAAGATACGACGAAGATGACGAAGTTGAAATGAGTTCGTTACTATGGGAAGGTATGTTCGGTACGCTTGAATACGAAGCCATTATGAATCAAGAACGTGGTACTATGCTTACAGTTGATTTTGAGAATGGCGATAGCGTAGAAATGAGTGCTGCTGAAGTTTGGAAGATGATCTTTGATAGCAACAAGCCATATATCTTATCTGCGAACGGTACTATATTCAGATCAGATCAAGAGGGCGTGATTCCCGGACTATTGACGCGCTGGTATAGTGATCGTAAATCAATGCAGAAGAAACTCAAAGAATCTACTACTAAGGAAGATATTGAGTATTGGGATAAGCGTCAGTTAGTTCGCAAGATTTTATTGAACTCAGCATATGGCGCACTTCTCAATGAGCATTGCCGTTTCTATGACAAGCGTATTGGTCAGAGTGTCACACTAACTGGTCGTCAAATCGTCAAGCACATGAGTGCGCAGATCAACGAGATCATTACTGGTAAGTATGATTTCTATGGTGATGCGATTGTATATGGTGACACAGATAGTTGTTACTTCAGCGCGTGGCCTACACTTAAGGAACAAGTAGATAAAGGTGAAATGGAGTTCAGCAAGGAACTTTGTGTTCAACTCTATGATAACATTGCCGAACAGGCAAATGATACCTTCCCGAGTTTCTGCGAACGCGCATTCCATGTCCCACGTAAGATGTGTGTGATCAAAGCAGGTCGTGAATTGATCGGTGATCGTAGTTTGTTCATCACAAAGAAACGTTATGCTGTCAATATCTTTGATAAAGAAGGCAAAAGACTTGACAAAGATGGCAAGTTAGGCAAGATTAAGGCTATGGGGCTTGACTTGAAACGAGCAGACACTCCTAGATATGTACAGGACTTCTTGTTTGAAGTGCTTGAGATGGTGTTGCATGGTAAGACAAGAGAAGATGTCATTGAACGTATTAAAGAATTCAAGATTGAACTAAGCAATCAAGACAGTTGGACTAAGGGCAGTCCCAAATCTGTAAACAAACTCACTATGTATGGTGATCTGGAAGCGAACAGTAAGACCGGTAAAGCAAACATGCCAGGTCACGTTCGCGCTGCATTGAACTGGAACTATTTACGTAAAGTCAATAGTGACAACTATAGCATGAAGATGGTAGATGGTATGAAGGTAATTGTATGTAAACTCAAACCCAATGCACTTGGTTTTACAAGTGTGGCTTATCCAGTTGATGAACTTAGATTGCCTAAATGGTTTACTGAACTTCCATTTGACGATCAGGCAATGGAAGCAACTTTAGTAGATAAAAAAGTTGAGAATTTATTAGGAGTATTAAACTGGGATCTAAAATCAAATACGGATACAAATAGTACATTTGATGATTTGTTCTCATTTGGATAATTTATGTTGCAAAAAAGTAAAATAACTGATTGGGATAAGTTTAATCCTAAACTTTTTCAAAAAGTAAATTATCTTACTAAAGATATTTGCATTGAACTTATCAACTTTGCAGAAAATGAAACAAAATTTGTAGAACATGTAAGTAACAATAAAGTTTGCTCAGTCAATTTTAAAACTACAGGCATACCAATTACTAGCGAACTGAATGATAGACTCCATAAACTATTAGAACCTGTATGGGAAGAAGCAATCGCATATTATAATTTTGATGTTTCATATACCGAACCTTATGAAATTAAAAAATATGAAGTAAACGATTTTGTTTCAGACCACGAAGATCAATTTTTCGGGTCCAGTGAGAATGAAAGAAAACTATCCATGGTAGTACAATTGAGTAATAAAACTGAATATTGGGGTGGCAACTTAAGATTATTGCGCAGATTTGATTGTACAAGAGAAATAGGTTCAATATTTATTTTTCCCTCGTTTTACTTACATGAAGTCACTAAGGTTACAAAAGGCGTCCGCTATTCAATCAATAATTGGGCTTGGGGACCAAATTGGAAATAAACTATGCAGATTTTATTAGACAGAACACTATTAGGTTCTAGTAACCAACTTATACTTCATAAACCTGACAGTATATTCTACTTTATACCTATCACTAAAAATGCTTCATCTTTTACATATGATTGTTTTTCACAAATAGGATGGAACTACTATAAGTTGGAAAGTTTAGATGAAGTCATTAATAAAATTCCAATCGTAATGTTGCGTGATCCAGTTGATCGTTGGTGCTCTGGTTTCGCACAAGATTATTCTTCAAATCAATTAAATTATGATTTGCAAAATAATAATGTGCTTGATAGTTTATTTTTAAAAGGATTTTTTGGTTCACACACATATACTCAACATTGGTTTTTGCATAAGTTTAATTTGTTAAACGCTATTTTTATTAAGTTTACCGAAACTTATTTAGATTTAGTTAATATTTTTAAAGACAATATTGATGACATTAATCAAATAAAGTATGACAACATAATTGGGACTAGTAATAAATCACATCAAATTGAAATTAAACTTAAACAGCAATATGAGTTAAAAGAATCCAATAGAGAAAATTTAAAAAAATATCTTTGGCATGATTTAGAATTATTTAAAAAAGCAAATTTTATTGATGAAACAAAGACATTACAAAATTATAAATTATGGGATAGTTACAAACGGGAATAAACAAATTGACATCTGTAAAAAATTCCACTATTATACACTATAGGCTTTCCTAAATACTTACAAGAGGCAAACATGAAAGACAATTTACAAGACTTGATTCAATATACACATGGCTTAGGAGTCATTGAACTTATCAAGGTTAATGGCACTGATAAGCAGACTGTTATCTCGGCTATTGCCGAAGATAAGAGCGTAGTAGTTGAGGGTACATTCAAGAATCCTTCAGCAGACTTTATTGGCACATTCGGTATGCCGAATCTAGGCAAACTCAAGACTATCTTGGGCTTTGATGATTATGACGAACATGCAAAAATCAATGTAACTCAAAATAAAGATGGCGTTCCAAGTGCTATTCACTTTGAGACTAAGGCTGGCGATTTCGTCAA